CGCCATTCCGTTAGCCAGTTCCACAACGGACGGTCTCATGAGCAAGGGGGATAAAAAGACATTGGACGCCACTTCAAAAGACTTGGTAAACCTCTACAATATGATCATGACGCTTGGCGAGCGCGTGGACGACTTGGAAAACAAGATGAAAACTGTTCAGGAAAAGCTGAACGCTTGATAATACTTACCTAAATGTAACGAACAATGACTAAACCCAAAGTAAGCATTCAATTTTGGTCCGCCCTCGCCATGCTCGTAGGCGGATATGCCCTCGCAGTCGCAGGGTTCATCACACCGCCCAAAGGCGAAATCTCGGACTCCGTCCTGTGGATTTTCTCACAGTGTCTCATCTATGCTGGCTCTATCTTCGGAGTGAGCATTTACTATGGTCGTAAGGTCACACAATTGCAAGACAAGATTGGTGAAACAATAGACAAGGCCATCAAGGAGGAGGAACAGAAGTTGAACAATCCTAACACTAAATCTCATGCGTAAAATCACCGAAATCATCATACACTGCAGTGCCACCCCCGAAGGCAAGGACTTCACGGTGGACGATATTCGTCGTTGGCACTTGGCACGCAAGTTTGCCGACATAGGTTATCACTATGTCATCTATCGGGACGGCAGCGTCCACAAAGGACGTGCTGAGAATATAGCTGGCGCCCATTGCCTGGGGCATAATGCCCACAGCATTGGCATCTGCTATATTGGTGGTGTGGCCAAGGACGGAAAAACGCCCAAGGACACACGCACGCCACAACAGAAGCAGGCACTTCGCCAACTCGTGCAGCAGCTTCAGTTCGTTTATCCCCATGCAACTGTGCATGGGCATAATGAGTTTGCGGCAAAAGCTTGCCCATCATTCAATGTACAGAAAGACCTATGAAAGCCAGTCTCTTTCCCATAATCATGTGGCTGTGCCTACTCACTTCGTGCCGCAGTACGCACAAAGTCACAAGCACGAACACGTTTGCCACGGACTCCGCTGTACAGGTGCAGCGGCATCAGTGGCAAACGTCACGCATTGATTCGGTGTGGCGGCACACCGAACTTTTGTTCGACAGCTGCATCGTGAGCTTCGGGGTTGGAGCAGAGACTCCAACTATCGAAGCTCCCCATGCGCTGCAAGGTGCTTCTAACGCCAAGGCGCAAAGGACTTCCCGGCAAAAGCCGCAATCCATTCGTATCTATGGCGCACACCTTTCGTCAAGCCGAAAGGAGAGCACCATGACAGAGGCAAGGGAGGAAGACAGCCTCGCTGCGACTCGGCAATCTTCCGCCAACATGGTTCAGCAGAGGGAGTCCATGGCGAGACCATGGACTTTTCCTGTCAAGTTAATCTTGACCTTGGTATTCCTTGCAGCCTTGGCTGCCTTTTGGTGGTGCCATCGTCGGGACTCCGATGCTTGAATTTCTTTAATGGGCTAAACACCTTTTCATGCTTCAAAGGAGATTAGCCCACGGTTTAGCGGAAAGGCTTCTCAGGGTTCAAAGCCATTCCGTTCAAGCCCAATCCACCCTTTCATACTTCAAGGGAGGTTGGGCTTCTTTCATGCGCGGACCTACTTTTCATGCTTCAAAGTCAGTCCGTCAAGCCCACATCACCTTTCTCGTACCTCGAAAGAAGATGCAGGCTCTATTGGTGGCGGACAGGCTACGTGCCTCGCCAGTCCGTTTTACCGCACAGCGTGCCGTTTTTAGGCAACAAAGCGTGTTGTCGTGCTATGGCGGACAAGTCCGCTAAAACACGACAACACACTTTTTATGCCCGTCAGCGGTCGTCTGAGTACGTGCCTTCAAGTGCCTAACACTATGGCAGATTGACATCTGCTAAAGTGTTAGGCATTTTTCGGCACGCACACAGACGGATTACCGCCCGTTCGCGGTGGCGCGGGTGGTGGTCGGTCGAGACCCCAAGGTGTGAATTTTTCCCTTGAAAGGTAGCGGATTTTGGAGGCTATCAGAAACCCCAAAATGCTTCGGGGGTGCGGTGTGGGTGTTTGGTCGGGTGCGTTGGGGGTGTGGGATAGTCAAAAACTCCCGAACCTCATGAGTATAAGGGAACTCGGTTTGTCGTTTTGTTACTTTTTGAGACCTTGAAAGGTGATTTTGAAGGTTTAGAAACTGCAAAGTGTCAGTTTTGGGCTTGGGTAGACATCGCGAAACTTGGAGGGTCGTTTTAGATAGTCAGAAACCTTGGATTTTAGCGTATTGTGAAACTTCGGGGTGCTTTGTTGGGTGGGTGGAAACTTGGAGGGTCGTTTTAGGTTGTCCGAAACCTTGGAGTTTAGCGTATTGCGAAACTTCGGTGTGCTTTGTTGCGTAGGTGGAAACTTGACATCTATGCACAAGAGAAACTTGGAGTGTGCAATCGTGGTTTTGGCGAAACTTCGGGGGCATTTTCGTTGTGTGGGTGTGGTGTGCGCGTTGGTTGCTCTTTCTGTAAGTTCTTCGCTTTCTTTCTTTTCGGCATTCGTGCATTTTGGGGACTTTTGTCGGGGCAAAGGAACTCAAACAAGGTTGTTATTTAAGATATGTTTACATATTCCGCTTTGGTGTGGGGGTGTTCGCAGTTTGACGATGTAGGGCGGTCGGGGGGTCTTCCGACGGAGGGGTTAAGGGGAAACCCCTTAACAATCCCCTAAAGACTTCTGTATCAAGGCTTTTGTTTTGCTACTACTTAACAAAACGCGGATTTCTTCAAAAATCACGCCCACCTTGGGAGTGGAAAAGCCTTGATACATCGTCTTTTTTGCTTCTTTGGCGCATGGCTAAATTTGTGCTTATAATAACACCCAAAAAGGAAAGACTATGTCAGACATCAACGCAAATGCTACGGTCACGCTCACAGTGAACGGCAAACAGGCGCAAAATATGCTCGAACAGTTGAAACGGCAAGCGAGCGACCTCGAAGATAAAATAACAAAGGCAGCAGCTGCGGGCGATAAAGTCCAGCTGAAGAAGTTCCAGCGTGAACTAAAGCAGACCCGCCGCCAGATTGGGCAGATTGAAAGTGCAACCCAGGGGGTGGAGAATGTACTGAAGAGACTGGATAAGGCATCACCCAAGGAACTCTCTCGCACGCTTCGGGAACTCAAAAAGTCCTTGAACGGCATCGAACGCGGTACGGACGAGTGGAACAAGCAGTGTGAGAGCATCAAGCGCGTAAAGGCTGAAATCGCGAATGTCAATGAGGAACTAAGGGAAACCGAAAAGGAGAATGTGGGACTTGTGGACCGCATCAATGGCTTTGTGGACAAGTGGGGCAACATCATTGCAGGGGTGGCAGCTGTCGGCACGGGACTTGTGTTGGCAGGACGCAAGGCAGTGAATGCTTTTGCAGAAATGGACGCGGAAATGGCGAATGTGCGCAAGTTTACGGGTTTGGCTGATGACGAGGTGAAGGAACTGAATGAGGACTTTAAGAAGATGGACACCCGTACTTCGCGTGAGGACTTGAACAAACTCGCAGAGGAAGCGGGGCGACTCGGAAAGTCTTCAAAAGAAGATGTCTTGGGCTTTGTCAAAGCTGCTGACCAAATCAATGTGGCTTTGGACGAGTTGGGAGATGGGGCGACCTTGACGCTTTCCAAACTCACCAACATATTTGGTGATGAAGCGAGACTTGGCACAGAAAAATCCTTGCTCGCTGTCGGTTCAGTGATTAACGACCTCTCTCAAAATTGTACAGCAAGTGCTGGCTATCTCGCTGAGTTTGGCAAGCGCATGGCTGGTGTAGGCGCACAAGCTGGTATGACCATTCCGCAAATTATGGCTTTTGCAGCGGTATTGGATAGCCAGGGTCAAGCATGCGAGATGTCGGCAACGGCACTCTCGCAACTCATCATGAACTTGTTCAAGGAGCCAAGCAAGATAGCCAAGGCAACGGGCATGGATTTGGACGAACTCAACAAGGCATTGAAACGCAGTACCAACGAGGGACTGCTTATGCTCTTTCAAAAGTTGAAGGAGTTGGGCAACATGGACGTTCTCGCTCCTGTTTTCAAAAACATGGGTGAGAATGGCGCCCGTGCTTCACAAGTTTTGGCAACCTTAGCCGGCAATGTGGAAATGGTGAAGTGGCAACAGGAACAAGCCACCCAATCGTTTGAAGATGCCACATCGGTGACGAACGAGTTTAATGTGCAAAACTCGACTGTCGAGGCGGAGCTGGACAAGGCAAGAAAGCGCGTCACGGAGTTGGCTATCGAATTGGGCGAGAAACTGATGCCCGTCATGAAGCACGTAATCAGTACAACGACCCTCACACTGAAGGCAATGAGCACGACAATAGACTTCCTTGTACGCAACAAGGAAGCCATTATCGTATTGACAAGCATGGTGGCAGCTTACACCATTGCAGTCAAGGCTAATGCCATAGCCTTGAAAGCACAAGCGGCATGGCATGCCGTGTGCAAGGGTACGGCTATCGCGTACCATGCAGTAGTGAACACGTTGCAAGCTGGACATATTGCTTTTAATTTGGTATTGGCGAAGCTGCAAGGAAATTGGGCGCGTCAATCCTCACTCATGGTGGACTTGAAACGAAAGGGACTTTCGTTGGCAAGTGGTTGGGGCGTTTTGCTCGCGGCTGCTGTGGCGCTTGGTTATGGCATATACAAGATGACTAAAAAAGTGAATGAAGCTGCCGAGGGCGAAAAGGCTTTGGCTGCCGTTCGCTTGAAAGGTCAGGAGGGTATTGTAGAAGAAAAAAACAAGATTGATGCCCTAGTCAAGGTGGCACGTAATGAGAAACTTTCTTTGGACGATCGCCAAAAGGCGGTGCAAGCTCTCAATAAGATAATACCCAATTATAACGCGCAGTTGGACGCGACTACGGGTAAATACAAGGAGAACAAGGAAGCTTTGGACGCATATTTGCTTTCTCTTACGAAAAAGTATGAGATTGAGGGAGCAAAAGATATGCTCAAAGAGATTGGCAAACAAAAGGCGCAACTCACAATGGAAATTAAACAATTGGACGAGGAAGCTGCGGAGTATGATGCCAAACAAAAGAAGGTTGAATCGGCAAGCTCGAACACGATGTATAGTTATGGTACTGCGGGCGGAACAATGGCGAGTTATAGCGGTATAGCGAATGGTTCACAAGCTGCACTCAAACGAAGTAAAGCGGACGGCAAACGCAAGGAACTGCAAAAGTTGGAAGCACGTCAGAAAGCCATTACGGACACTTATGGCAATGACATCGGCAAGCAAGCTGCCGAGGAAACCAATAAAAAACCTGTCGTCACGAACACTGGTGGAGGTGGTGGCGGTGTGCCTGTGGTAGACGATGATAAGAAGAATAAAAAGTCTGACAAGTTCAAGGCGGAACAAGATTGGCAGAAAGAACAGAACGCCATCAACAAGAAAGCCTACATGGAGGGTGAAAAGGACTATGAAGCCTATGTGGAGCGCATGGAGGAGATTGAGCAAGAGTATTATTCTCGTGTCCTCAAAAATAAGAAGATCACCAAAGAGGAGAAAGCCGAAGCGGAAGCAAGTTTGGCGGAAGCGAAGAAAAAGCAGACTGACCGCAAGAACTCTCCCGATGATTGGAAAGCTACAGAGGAAGCCAAAAATCGCATTGCGTATGCCAAAGGTGAGAAAGATTATGAGCAATACACCGCACGCATGGACGAGATCAATGTGGAGTATTGGAAGAAGAAAATGAAAAGACAAGACGTTTCTGCTAAAGACCTCTTGGAGGCGCAAGCGCAGTACCAAGAGGCAGTAAAGAAACAAGAGGAAAACGCCACTGCTGCTTCTCGCGAACGAGAAGATAAAGCGTATAACGCGCAACTCGCGGAGTTGAAGCAACGCTATATAGACGGACTTTCTGACACCAAGACCTACGAAGATGCCGTAGAACTCTTGGAGTTGGAACATCTTCGCAAAATAGTCCAACTTTACAAGAAAGGCACCAAGGAAAGGCTTGCAGCTGAAAAGGAATATCAGAACAAGGTTTTTGCCAATCAGCAGAAGATTATCCAACGGCAGCAACAAGTGAAACAGCAGCTCAAAGAGGAGTACTTTGGCATGAACGCTGATGAACGTTTGACAAAGTACGATAGTGACATGGCTGCTTTGGAACAGGTATATCAT